CAAAGGCTTATGTAGGCCAGACTCGTGGACTTAATAAATATAAGTTAGGTCTTAGCCAAGCCGAATTAAAAACCGCATCCTTTGCGGATCTGCAAGAAAGATTAAATAAACAATTTACAGGCTCCAACGCTGCCTACCTTGAGACCTATGCTGGCAAGCTAGGACTCATCACGACTGCCGCAGGTGAGGCTCAGGAAACTATTGGCAAGGGTCTCATCGATGCCTTTACTATTCTGTCAAGCGAGTCTGGCAACATCACAGAACTTACTGATGCAATGAATAGCTTTGCAGAAGGTACTGCGAACGCATTCCGCAGCGTAGCAATCTTGGTCTCTAACCTTGATAAGGCAATGTCAGCAGGTTTCGGATTACTTGGAGTCTTAGACAGTATTACAGGAAGCAACTTCGTCAAGGTATTCGGTGGAGCAATAGGACTTCTTAGCACTAAAGGCGGAGGCTCATTTAGTAGCAATACAAAGGCAGGGACTGGCGGCTATCCTTCATCTGCACTAGGGCCGGGCTTCATTGATCCTAACGATGCAGCTCGCAAAAAGGCAGAAGCCGACGCAGCCAAGCGTGCTAAAGAATTAGCAGGACTAACAAAAAAGAATCTAGATACACAGAAGAAGTCCCTAGCCCTACAGAAGGCATCGAAGACACTAAATATAGAGCTTATCAACATCGAGGCAGCCCTTAAAGGCAAGATCAGCGAGACCGATCGCATATCTTTGCTATTGCAGAAGGCTATTCTTGAAGGTAATGCAACCTTAGCAACTTCCTTATCTGATCAATTGAACACAGCGATCAAGCGTAATAATGAGTTACGTCTGGCCTTGCTTGCTACTCCAGAAGCTCCTAATCCTTTTCGTAATTGGTCGATGCCAGGTGTTTCAATGCCTTCTGATTCCTTTACACAATTCGGCCCACAAGGCGGCTTAGGTGCAGGAGTTATTGCAGGAGTTAATCCTCAGATTAATATTACAGTTGAGCTTGATGGGCAGACAGTCGGCGGAGCAATCCGCGATGGTCAGATCAATGACTCACTATCTGGATCGTTTAATCAAGTTAATCGAGGGCAAGGATTTAAGGGAGCGGTCGCTCTCTAATGGCACTCCCTGCAACCATCTCGGTCTCTTTCGACTTTAGCCAAGGTGCTACATTCGGCTATCCGTTTACCGTGGGCGATGCGAAGTACGGCGTTATCGGTGTATCTCAGTTCGCATCGAGCGAAGTCCCTGATCCAGTAGTCGATCTCAGCGATGTAACTAGATCGATCAAGATTAGCCGTGGCCGCAATATCATGCGAGACACATACGAGTCTGGCAACTGCACAGTCAGAGTCTTAGATCCTGAGTCATATTTCAATCCTCAGAATGCAGCATCACCCTACTTCGGCTATCTGACTCCACTACGCAAGATCCGTGTAGCTGCAACTACTGCAACTACGCAGAAGTTTCTATTTTCAGGTTATGTCGATCAGTATAAGTATTACTATCCGACAGGGCAGGAGATCGGATACGTCGATATCATCTGCTCAGATGCCTTTAGACTCTTTCAGATGGCTAACGTAGCTACAGTTGCAGATGCTACGGCTGGCCAGACTACTGGCACTCGCATCACAAAGATCCTCGATCAAGTCTCATTCCCTACATCGATGCGTATCACCGACACAGGCTCTACGACAGTCCAAGCAGATCCCGGCACAGCTCGCACATCCCTAGCAGCCCTCAAGGCTGCTGAGTTCGCAGAGCAGGGTGCATTCTTTATCCGCACAGATGGCACAGCAGAATTTAAGGATCGTACCGATGTCGTGGGATCTCTAGCGGCTACACCTATTGAGTTTAATCAGACAACAGGCATTCCCTACTCAGACCTTAAGTACGCCTTCGATGACAAGCTCATCGTAAATCAGGCCAGCATGACACGCATTGGTGGCTCAGCGCAGACAGCCGTTAATGTTGATTCATCGGCAAAATATTTTCCTCATGGCACGACAATTACAGAGATGATTCCTGAGACAGATGCTCAAGTTCTAGACATCGCCAAGATTTACGTCGCGACCAGAGCAGAAACAACGATCCGCATCGATGCCATGACTGTCGATCTACTTGATCCAGATGTCCCGACTGACACGATGATCGGTCTTGATTACTTTGATAACCTAAAGATCACTAACGTCCAGCCAGACGGCTCGACAATCGTGAAGACCTTGCAAGCGCAGGGCTTGGCGTGGGATATAACCCCTAACAGTATGAAGTGCACTGTAACAACACTTGAACCAATCGTCGAGGGGTTCATTGTAGGATCATCGACTTACGGTATAATCGGACAATCCATTATGGGTTATTAGGAGATAAATCATGGCAGCAGGCTTCCCAGCAGCAACAGGCGACATCTTTACAGCCGCAGACTATAACGGCCTAGTCGCCTTCACCCTTAATGCCCAAACGGGCACTACCTATACGACCGTTCTTAATGACTCCTATCAGGTACTCATTACTCAATCTAACGCCTCAGCAAATGCGATCAAGATCCCAACAAATGCCTCAGTAGCTCATCCAGTAGGTACAGTCATTACCGTACTAAACATCGGCGCTGGTCTATGCACCATCTCAGCGGTCACCTCTGGCACTACGACAATCCTTTCGGCTGGCGCAGTAGCGGCGGCTCCTACCCTTGCTCAATATAAGTCAGCGGCTTGTATCAAGACCGCTACTGATACTTGGTACGTCGTCGGAGCAGTTGCATAATGATTGCTAATGCAATAACTGGAGTTGTTTCGTTTAACGCACCAATATCTTTTACAACCAATTATTTAGTATTGGCAGGCGGCGGTGGCGGCGGCAATATGTTTAATGGATTTCAAGAAGGCGCAGGCGGCGGTGGCGCTGGCGGTTTAAGAAGTTCAGTAGCATCAACAGGTGGCTCTGGCAGCACGGAGTCCTCTCTGACTCTTACTGTTTTACAAAATTATTTAGTCACAGTGGGCGCAGGCGGAGCGACAAATACTGTTGGATCAGATTCTAGCTTTTCTACTATTACCTGTTTAGGCGGCGGACGCGGCGGCAGTTCAGGCGTTGGCTTTGCGGCAGGTAATGGTGGTGCTGGCGGCGGTCAAGCAGGTTATAACGTTTCTACCGTGGCCACAGGTTCAAGCAATCAAGGCTACAACGGTGGAACCACAACTGGATCACAGACAGGCGCAGGCGGCGGTGGCGTCGGCGCGGCCGCTGGCAATTCTTCAACGACAAATGCAGGCGGCACAAGTCGCTCTAATGACATATCGGGCACCTCTTTAAGTTACGGTGGCGGCGGTGGCGGCGGTGGCGCTTACGTTGGAACTTCTTATCCGGGTGGATCAACAGGCGGCGCGGCTGGATCTAACGCAGGCGCTGGTGGTAATGGCGTAACAGCTGCGACGTCAAATGGAAATCCCGGTGGAAATGGTACTGCTAATTACGGTGGTGGCGGTGGTGGTGCTGGCGGCGGTTCAATAAATGCTAATTCTGGTGGCACTGGCGGTTCGGGAATTGTAATCATCAAATATCCCGACACAAGAACGATAACAATCGGGGCAGGTTTAACAGGTAGCACTGCAGCACCTTCAGGTGGTTTTAAAGTGACTACAATTACCGCTGGCACTGGAAATGTGAGCTGGACGTAATGGCACACTATGCATTTTTAGATGAAAACAATATCGTGACAGAAGTAATTGCTGGCATTGATGAAACAGAATTAATTGAGGGTCTAGATCCTGAGACTTGGTACGGGAATTTGAGAGGGCAAACGTGCAAGCGCACTAGCTACAATCATAAAATTCGGTATAACTATGCAGGGATTGGATTCACTTACGATCCCATCGATGACGCATTCATAGCGCCTGTCCCATGCGATCACGCAGAATTGACGTTGAACGATGTTAAGCGATGGGAGTGTGCAACCTGTGAAGCCGAGGCTTTCAAGATCAGCAATCCAGCTTAGAGAGCAGATCGATGATGCATTCGCAGATAGAGATCGAACTTCGGACGGCTGGATCGGCGACACTCGACACGCTGCACGCAAGTCTGATCATAATCCAGATGCACAAGGATGGGTTCGTGCCATCGACGTTGACCGCGACCTTAACGGCAAAGGCCGGAAGCCCGATGTCATGCCTGACTTGGTTGATCAGATTCGACTCGCTGCAAAGTCTGGCGATAAAAGAATCTCTTACATCATCTTTGACGGAAAGATCGCATCATCTAAAAAGGCTTGGGCTTGGCGTCCTTATGATGGGATCAATAAGCATACTCATCACGCGCATGTCAGCTTTACTATTAAGGGCGACGAAGACAGTTCATTCTTTAATATCCCGATGATAGGTGGAAACTAATGGAGCAAGCAAAATCACTAGCAGCATCATGGGCTCGATCATTCTTGGCCGCTGCCCTCGCGCTATACATGGCAGGCGTAACAGATCCTAAGACACTAGCGATGGCAGGCGTAGCAGCAGTAGCGCCGGTAATCTTGCGCTGGCTTAACCCTAGTGATGCCTCATTCGGTGTAAGCAAAGAATGACTGCATCGGACTTAATGGCCTTTTACTTTGCCAGCCTAGCCGTCATCGGTGGGCTTGCAGGTTTCGTCATTACTCATTTGCTCAATGAAATTAAAGCGTTGCATGCGCGTGTCGATGAGATTTACAACATACTTCTTGAGCGATAATTTTAAACATGGCAAAGAAGAAAGTCATCGATCTCGATACTTACTCACAGCTTGATCAATACGCAATCTGCATGCACGAGTTCTACAAGAGCCTTAGACGTGCAGGATTCGCCGTTGATGTATGTCTGGCGATCATTACAGATCGTGAAGCGTATCCCGATTGGCTTATGCCATCGATTCCCGACCGAGTGGATCGCCTACCCTATGAGGACGACGACGAGGATTAAATGAAGCGCATTGTCATAGTGAGCGACCTACAGGTTCCCTTCCACGATAGACACGCAGTCAAGAATCTAGCCAGTTTTATAACAAAGTTTAAGCCGCACGAAGTTGTCACTATTGGCGATGAGATCGATTTTAATACTATTAGCAAGTGGTCAGAAGGGACGCCAGAGGCTTATGAGCAGACTCTTGGAGATGATCGCGATGAGGCTGTTCAGGTACTTTACGATCTCCAAGTAACACAGATGATTCGGTCTAATCACACAGACCGCCTATACACGCAGATTATGCGTAAGATCCCTTCATTCTTATCATTGCCGGAACTGCGCTTTGAGAAGTTTATGCAGCTCGATGAACTAGGCATAACCTTCCATAAGAAGCCGTATAACATAGCGCCGGGCTGGATCGCAGTCCATGGTGACCATACCCCTATCAAGTCACAAGGGGGTCTTTCAGCCCTTGAGGCAGCCCGTAGGCATGGCAAGTCAGTCATCTCAGGGCATACTCACAGGGCAGGCAGATCGTCGTTCTCAGAGGCCTCTGGAGGCCGTATAGGGCGTGTTCTGCATGGCGTAGAAGTAGGCAACCTTATGGACTTTAGCAAGGCCAGTTACACAAAGGGATCGGCTAACTGGCAGCAGGCATTCGCCATTATGTACGTCGAGGGCAAGAATGTGCAGGTTGATCTTATCTACATTGAGAAGGATGGGACTTTCGTAGTCTCAGGCAAGCGGTATGGACGACCTAGATAACGAGCTTGATCGGGACATCGATGACCACATCGACGACCTAGAATCGTTACCGTTTCGTTATCTTAAATATCTAAAATTCCCCCTTAGGGCGTGAGACAGTAGAGCCATCAACGAAGGGCGTTGATAGAAAGGCTCAAAATGTTCGATCCATCACTAGGCGATTTTATTGTAATGATCGTGCTATCTGCACTATATTTTCATGTAGGCCGTATCGTCGGCATTCGCGTGGGATATCTTCAAGGCCGTAAGTCAGTCCGAGATTACTACGCATCAAAGGAAAGGGTGCGAGTGTGAAAGCAAGTGAAGTCCTATTATCAGCTACTGACATCATTGGAGACCGAGGACGAATTTATGGTCATCCTCGTATCAATCAGACTCGAATCGCATTACGACTCCAACAAATGCTTGAAACACCAATCTCAGACCATCAAGCGTGTCTGGCGATGGTCGAAGTCAAGTTGGCTAGACTCCAAGAAACCGCAGATCACATTGACTCCTATATCGACGCGTGTGCTTACTTGGCACTAGCTTGTGAACTCATAACAGAAAGGGACGAGAACTATGTTTAATTTATCCGAGTACACCACAGTTAGCGAAAGAATTAAATTGTTTAGAGAGATGTTTCCTATGGGAAGAATCATTACTAAATTGATCTATGAGGATGCCGGACGAGTCGTCTTTACAGCTGAGTTGTACCGCGATGATGAGGATGAAAGACCTTTCTCGACAGGTTATGCCAGAGAGATTACATCCGATCGAGGAGTCAATAAGGATTTTGCTTTAGAGAACTGCGAAACTTCTGCGATTGGAATTGCCGCAAAAAATGCCGGTATTGGTACGGAAAAAAATTCAATCAGTCGAGAAGAAGCCGAAAAGGTAAATCGAGTGAAGGCTAAAGATGCCACGATTGAAGAAGTAAAGGCAAAGATGCTACAGACATCCGGCGAATACATCCCAGTAGTGAAAGAAGAGGATCCATGGACTATCAAGCCTGCGACTATGCCGCCCACAATGGGGGAAGCTGTATCGATGGTGAAAGAGATCATTGGCGGCCAGACAGAGAAGGATATCCCTCATTGCAAGCATGGTGAGATGATGTGGAAGACAGGTACAACAAAGGCTGGCAAGCCATGGGGTCATTTTAAGTGCCCTTATGCAGTAACGGGTGAGTTGACAAGATGTCCATCGCCTAACGATGTAATTTGGTACGAAATTAGTAAAGATGGATCATGGCAGCGACAGAAAGCGAGAGTATAAATGGGACGCTTGCAGTTTATGAATCAAGATGGTGAGTGGGAATCATTCCCAACAGAAGATGAAATTCATCGATCAAAGGAAGTGATTGCAATTCTTGAGGAGTTTACATTTACGACTCGATGCTGCTTATGCAATGATGCAATTCCCTACAAAGATATAAAGGTCAATCTGGCTAATAAGAGCTGGTCATGCGCTAAGTGTCACGCTGTCAATGGCCTCACAAAGCCGTAAGTATCGAGGATTCTCGACCGAGCGTGTGGTCGCACGTTACCTTTCGGAGTGGTGGCCACATGCAGATATCGGTCGAGGGGCTGGAAAAGATATAACACATGTCCCGTTCGACATGGAGGTTAAAGCTAGATCGGCGTTCCAGCCAAAGGCGTGGATCGATCAGGTCACAAAGAGGGCAAGTAAAACTGGTGATTTGCCTATCGTAGTGAGTCGATTAAATGGTCAAGGGGAGAAGGCTCCTAGTGAGTACCTTGCATTCATGAGATTAGGTGATCTGGTCGATCTATTGCTTAAAGCAGGTTACGGAGATTTTGGCGATGATATTGGTAAACTTAAGGTATTGAGATGCAAGATGTGCGGCGTATGGTCGTTCACTGAGACATGCAGAACATGTGAGGTCGATCCAGATGCCAACTTATGAGTTCGAGTGCGATAACGAGCATTGCGAGAGTAATGCCAGAATTGAGAAGTGGATGTCGATTCATGAGCCGCATGATCTGGAATGCCCATTCTGTCATTCATCGATGAGCAAGGTTTATAGCTCTGTAGGTGTAGCGTTTAAGGGGACAGGGTTCTACAGTACGGATAATCGATGAGTTATGCACACCTGTGGATAAGTAAGTGTAGAAACATCACTTCACGCTTAAGACACGCCCATGTTATACACATGCTTGACACGTCTGGTACTCTCAGCGCTAGAGCCCATCAGGGGCTCAACGCGAGCCCGATAGGGCTAGCTCGCGTGGTAGCACTCGCTATTGGGATATCTCTATCTATAGCTACGCCCCTAGATGCACAGGCGTCAGACCTTGCAATTACACAGCTTAAACAATTAGCCAACTATCAGCTTACTGATAAGCAGTATGCATGTCATAACGAGATAGTACATAGAGAGTCTCGATGGGACTATAAAGCTGTAGGTAATAAGTCTGGTACTAAGCAGGTATATGGGCTATACCAGATGAAGACTGAGAGCCTGAAGAAGTCAACACCTATCAGACAGTTCTGGATGTATTGGCATTATGTTGGACATAGGTATGGACATACTGAGTATGATGAGCCTAATTACTGTGGTGCATTGCATCATCTAAAGACTAAAGGATGGCAATGAAAGACCCTAGAGACAGTAGAGCTTGGAGATCAAGGCGACTTGAGGTGCTCGCTCGTGACCAGTGGTCTTGCTTCTACTGTATGCAACCTGCCACGACGGTTGACCACGTCATTCCGATCAAAGATGGGGGCGATCCTTTGGCCTTTGATAACCTAGTATCAAGCTGCGCCACCTGTAACTCACGCGTCGATATAGGAGTCAATGTGATCTGCGGTTTCTTGGAGTCTAGCCAACTTGACTTCGACCATCGCCAGACACGCTTGATGGTCTGAGATTGGTGTTTCAAGCATTTGTTGGAGTC